ATATATCTGTTCACAATTCAAACCAAATGTTGCTAAAGTTCTATACGAAATGTTAGGTGCAAAGAATGTATTGGACTTTTCTATGGGATGGGGTGACAGACTTGCTGGTTTTTATGCAGCATCTTGCACCGAACATTATGTTGGGTTGGATCCAAGAGTAGAAAATCATCCGATATACGAAGAACAAAAAGAGTTCTATGAAAAGAATTTAGGTTTCTTTGAAAGTAAAAAGAAAACAAATTTCTATACATCACCAGCAGAAGATTTTGATTTCACACAATATCCGGAACACTTTGACTTGGTGTTTACATCGCCTCCGTATTTTAATGTTGAAAAGTATTCGCAATCAAACACACAAAGTTGGGTTCGATATAAAGGTATTGATGAATGGAATAAAAACTTTCTGCATAAAACATTGAGTAATATCATCCCATCATTGAGAGTTGGTGGTATTATGGCAATAAACATTGCAGATGTTTACACAAACTCTGCATGGTCTACCGGTCGTCAATGGTTAGAGATAACAAATCCAATGAGTGATTTCCTTGTAGAGAATGGAATGGAATATATCGGTTGTATCGGAATGGAAATGTCAAAGAGACCAAACTCTGCCGGTGCCGGAACTGCAACAAGAGACGGACACTTCCTTGATGATAGTGTAGAATTTGCAGAAAAGAATAAAGATAAAAAGTTTTGTGAACCAATATGGATGTTTAGAAGAGTTTAATATGTATCAAAACATTTTCGTAAAAACAAATACAAAAGAAGCATGGGTTTGGGATGATGTCAAAGGTTTAATGCACTTTGAATATACTCCGTATGCTTACAAGAAAGATCCTAATGGTAAATATGTTTCTCTTTATGGGGATAAACTTTCAAAGGTTACAAACTTTGTTAAAAATGATCCAGACTTATTTGAATCTGATATTGCAGAGACAACGCGTATTCTTGTTGATATGTATGGTGATTCAGATATGCCATCAAAGGGCATTGTAACCATGACATTCGATATTGAGGTGGAAATGATTACAGGTCTTCCGGATCCAACACAAGGAAATAATGAAGTCACATCTATTGCATATCACGACTCTGCATCAGACCATTATACAATTCTCGTATTGGATAAGAAAAGAAAGTTGGAATCGAAAACCACGGATAACAAAACAGTGATTCCATGCTACGATGAAAAAACTTTGTTATTGAAATTCATAGATGCAATTCAAGAAATCCAACCTCATGTTATGACCGGTTGGAATTGTGATGCGTTCGATATTCCATATTTGTATAATCGTATCAAAAGAGTTCTTGGAAAAAAACAAGCACAAAATCTTTCTGTTATCGGCGAAATGTTTTACTCACCATATAGAAATCGTTACACAATCGGTGGAACATCGGTGCTTGATTACATGACTGTTTACAAAAAGTTTTCATATAAGGAATTGCCATCGTATGCCCTAAACTATGTTTGTAATACCGAACTTGGTCGTGGTAAGGTTGAGTATGAGGGAAATCTTGATGACTTGATGGAAAATGATATTGATACATTCATTGAATACAACATTACAGACGTTGAGTTGGTAATTGAATTAGATAAGAAATTACAATACATTGATTTGGTTAGAGGTATCGCCCATGTCGGTCATGTTCCTTATGAAGACTTTGTTTATTCGTCAAAGTATCTTGAAGGTGCGATGCTCACATATCTGAAACACATTGGTGGGGTTGTTGCACCAAACAAACCAGCAGATAGACAAGAGAAGATGCAAGAATTGAAAGATAGTGGAGAGAAAGGATTCATTGGAGCATTCGTTAAGGATCCTGTACCTGGTAGATATGAGTGGATGTATGACTTGGACTTAACATCACTTTATCCGTCAATCATTATGACATTAAACATTTCACCTGAAACAAAGATTGCTAAGATTGATAATTGGGATGCAGAACAATTTCTTCGTGGTAATGTAGATGAATATATTGTTGGTGGTGAAAAGGTATCGAAAGAAAAGTTAAAGGCATTTTTGGATAAATACAAATACACAGTTGCATCAAACGGTGTTATGTATAGTTCAGAAAGAACGGGACTAATTCCTGCAATTCTTTCTGATTGGTTTGATAAACGAGTTGAATACAAAGATGAAATGAAGAAATGGGGTAAAGCTGGTGACACAGCAAAATATGAGTTCTATAAGAAAAGACAGTTGGTTCAAAAGATTCTTCTTAATTCTATGTATGGTATTTTAGGTCTACCTGCATTTCGTTTTTATGATATTGATAATGCTGAGGCGGTTACTCTTTCTGGTCAAACTGTGATTAAGAAAACAGAAGCGGCAATCAATATGAAATACAACAAAGAATTGAAAACGGATGATACAGATTATGTTCAATATGTTGATACTGATTCCGTGTTTGTTTCATGTTTGCCACTCGTTAAGAATAGATTTCCAGATATTGATACTGATGATATTGAATTGATGACACCAAAGATTTATGAGATTGCAACGGAAGTTCAAAATTATGTCAATCAATTCTATGATGTATTTGCTAAAAAGATATTCAATACGGAAAAACACAGATTAGAAATCAAACAAGAAATGATTGGTAGGACTGGCTTCTGGCAAAAGAAAAAGAGATATGCTCTTTGGATTATATCTGACAACGGTGTTCCGATGGATAAATTGGAAGTGAAAGGTTTGGATATTGTTCGTTCATCATTCCCCAAATCATTTCAGAAACTTATGAGAGAAGTCATGGTGGATATTCTCAAAGACAAGGACAAGGAAGAAATAGATGAAAACATATTGACTTTCAAACGAAAATTGAATACAGTTTTATATTCAGAGGTTGCCAAAACATCTTCGATAAAAGACATTAAGAAATATGCAAGTATGGTAAGTGATGATGTTCTTGGTAAGTTTGGTAAAGGAACGCCATCACATATCAAGGCGGCCATGAACTACAATAATCTGTTAAAAGTATTTGGTTGTCCTCCAAAGTTTCCGCCAATCAAAAATGGTGATAAGGTTAAGATTGCTTATTTGAAAAACAACAAATACGGATTGGAAGAGTTGGCGTTTCGTGGTGATTCGGATCCAGAACAAATCATTGAATTTATCAAAGAACATTTTGATGCCAATGAATTATTTGTGTCTGAATTGGATGGCAAGTTAAGAAACTTTTATGAGGCAATGAAGTGGGATTTCCCAACAGAGAATAAAAAAGTTGCACAAAAGTTTTTTTCGTTTTGATAATTCAAGTTTTTTTCGTATATTTGTATACATTATTTACTAATCATTAAGGATTTTTGTTATGGAAAAATCAAAATTGCTCAACTTTATCAGCAAGTATCACTTGGGTAAGTTGATTCAATCTGTTGCTTGGAATGTAAACAGTGGTCTATCTACTCGTTTTATTTCCGATGATAAATGTGTTGTTGGTGAAGTTAAGTTAAAAAGTTTTCAAGGTGACGATTGGAAGTTTGGTGTTTACAATACAGACTTGCTTGTAAGTTTGTTGGGTGTTCTTGGTAACACAGTAAACTTTCAAGTCAATGGTGCCGGTGATAAGGCATTCTCATTGACTATTGATGACAAATCAACTACTGTAAACTATATGTTGGCTGACCTTGCAGTTATTCCACCTGCACCAGACCTTAAAGAATTGCCACCATTTGAATTGGATATTACAATTACAAAAGAATTTATTGATAAATTTATCAAAGCTAAATCTGCTTTGTCTGATATTGAGAAGTTCACTGTATTGAAGAATGAAAAATTGAACAAATATCAAATTGTTCTTGGTTATTCAAATACAAATTCAAATCGTATCTCGATTGATATTGACTGCAATGCAAGTGGGGATATCGATCCTATTAGTTTCTCTGCAAAATACTTTAATGGTATTCTTGCCGCTAATAAAGACCTTAATGGTGGAACACTTAAAGTTTCTTCACAAGGTTTGGCAAAAGTTGAATTTGATATTGATGACTTTGAAGCAAAGTATTATTTGGTAAAATTGGATAACAACTAATGAAAAAGTATTTCTATGAAAAAAGTGATGTCCTATCTTGGCCATCAAATATAACATACGGTGAACTTGTATCATATGATATGGATAAGTTTACTGAATGGGTTGAAGAATTGCGTCAAAGGTTTTTGAAAGATTGGGATGAAAACGGAAAGCCGCCACTCGTTGGCAGGAGTGAAGAAGAAATCGTGCAATCATTTTCAAAACTTCGTCAATTCAATACATCAAAGATTTTTCATAGTCCAGAAAAAGGTAATGACGCTGACATCATCGGCGTCATTGCCAATTTTTCTAAAAATGGTTCTGCCGCCAATCAATTCTTCCCAACGATGTTAAAGACAAAAATTGGGGGTGGAACATCGGAAGAAACTGCGAGATCTATTTACGATTTCTTCACAGATGAAATGAAAGATACTTTTCTTCATGTTATGAAAAGAACTCTTTACAATGACTCAATGTATTTGTATAGTAAATCAATTTCTTCAAATCAAATTAGAAATCCATATTTTCGTGAGGGAGAAACACTTCGAGATTTCTTTTTAGCATTCAAGAATGGTGATGGTAGATTTGATGGTCAAGGTTTGCGTATTTCAAAAATATCATGCACACTTGATACATACAATAAAAAGTATACGAAGTATTTGACTATAAAGGCAGATGAAATTCGTGAGTTTGTAAAGGATGGAACACTTGATGAAAGTATGACATTTTATCTTGGTGAAATTGATGAATTGACTGATACATTTATGATTAAAAAAGATGGAGAAGAACCAAGAGTTAATGTGTTTTTAGTCCGTGTATATGAAAAGAGTGCACGATTGTTTCCACAGGCATTCCAGATATTCCGTATTTCATTCTCACAACCGGCTGTAAACTTTCCACCAATGACTGCAAAGTTTTTGTATGAACATTTTACAAAACATATTCCTGCAAGTGAAACTGTTACAGTTTATGATCCAAGTTCAGGATGGGGTGGAAGAATACTTGGTGCAATGTCTGTCAGTCGTGCAATACATTATGTTGGAACTGATCCCAATACTGATAATTTTATTTCTGATTTGGGAATATCAAGATATGAATATCTTGCTGATTTTTATTTGAAGTCCATCGGTGAGAAAGGTAGTTCTCTATCATCAAGATTTTTTGATGTAAAAGAAAACCACACCTATGAAGTTTTCCAAGACGGTTCGGAAGTAATTCAACACAATTCTAAATTCAAAAAATATGAAGGTAAGTTAGATTTTGCTTTCACATCGCCTCCATATTTTAATCGTGAAATGTATTCTGATGATGAAACGCAGTCATACAAATCACATGGCGAGTATGCAGATTGGAGAGATAACTTTCTTCGCCCAACACTTGAAACTGCTGTTAGATATTTGAAAAACGATAGATACCTTTGTTGGAACATTGCAAATATCAAAGTATCTGCAAATAAAACAATTCATCTTGAAGAAGATTCTATTGAGATATTGAAATCACTTGGTATGGAATACAAAGGTAAAATCTGTATGTTAATGACAAAGATGATTGGTAATTCCGATCCAGAGAGACTTGCAAATAAAGTTTTATTCAACGGTGAGTGGTTCAAACACGAACCGATATTTGTTTTCAGAAAACCATAATATGAAAGTAGATAGTGAAAGTTTAGGTAAATTTTTTGATGTTGATCCGCTAGAAGTTCGTCTGTGGAAAGAAACGGGCGAATACTTTGCAGGTAAAAGAGAATTGGATGATACGATTGATTGTATCTTTCAGTATTACCGCAAACATGGTTATCCGTATATGAAAATCACCGAACAAGAAAAACATGAACACATGAGAAAACTTCAACAGTTTGATTATGATTCTATTTTCAAAGATGGTGATATAATTCAAACCATGAACGGACTTCGATTGGCGTGGTCATACTTTCCTCATGCAATGGAAGTAAAGTGTGGCAATTCTAAAATGTCTCCTATGGATAATTTTTTGAATGACCAAACATTCAAAATGACTATTCGTAAATGTTTGAAATGGTTATCAAAACATTGGGGTGGTTCTTTTCAAGAAAACCGTTTGCGTCAATCACTTAAAATATATTCTGGTGTTCAAGGTGTTTCCAATTTCAGACCAACTGCCGCCGGTGTTATCTATAAAAAATATGGCGGTGACGGTGTTATGTGGGATATGTCTTGCGGTTGGGGTGGAAGATTGGTGGGTGCTCTTGCATCACCATACATCAAAACGTATATCGGAACTGAACCATCTACAAAAACATTTGAAGGACTATGTAAACTTCGTGATGACTTTGATTATCTTGGGAAAGATATTCAATTAAACATGATGGGTTCAGAAGATTATCTTCCAGAAGCAGAAACATTAGACTTATGTTTTACTTCACCACCATATTTTGATACAGAAAAATATGCAGATGAAGAAACACAGTCATACAATAAGTTTCCAACAAGAGAAGATTGGGGTTCTGGTTTCTTACAAGGGACATTTCGGAATTGTTATCATGGATTGAAAAAGGGTGGCTATATGTTAATCAACATAGCCAACACACCAAAGTATAAAGACCTCGAAGAAATGACTATAAAGTATGCCAACTTAGTTGGCTTTACTCATACTGATACCCTACAACTGATACTATCTGCCGTCATGGGTGCAGGATATAAAAGAGAGCCAATCTTTGTTTTTCAAAAATAATTTGGATCTTATCTAGAAATTTTGTATATTAGTATATGAATTTATCAAACATTAAGGTATGTTATGTTTAACCCCTCACACACAATTTGGAATGAAAAGTATCGTCCACAGACACTTGACACTTATGTTGGCAACGATACTGTAAAGGCAACCTTTCAACAATATATTGACACAAACGATGTTCCTCACTTACTACTTTATGGCGATGCTGGTAGTGGTAAAACCACACTTGCCAAGATTGTTGCAAATACTATTGCAAAAGATAACTACATTTATATCAACGCATCTGATGAAAACTCCGTAGATACGGTTCGTGATAAAATCAAACAGTTTGCTTCTTCGATTGGTTTCGGTGGATTGAAATTGATTATCCTTGATGAATGTGATTACATGACACCGAATGCGCAGGCGGCACTTCGTAATGTGATTGAAACATTCAGTAAGACTACTCGTTTCATTTTGACTTGTAACTATGTAGATAAGATTATCGATCCTATCCAGTCTCGTTGTCAGATATTCAATATAGTTCCGCCATCGAAGAAAGAAGTTGCTTCACACCTTGTAAAAATTCTTGATGGTGAAAATGTAAAGTATGAGAAAGATAGTCTTGTAACAATTATCAATCAATCTTATCCAGATATTCGCCGTGTGATTAACACAACTCAAAGATGTGTTATCGGTGGTGTTTTGAAATTGGATGAAACAACTTTAGTAGAACACAATTATCTTTCTTCTATTGTTGATATTCTCAAATCAAGTAAGAACAAAAAAGAAAAGTTTGATGGTATTCGTCAGTTACTTGCTGATAATCATGTTAGAGACTTTAATCAGATGTTTCGTTATCTGTATGATAATGTTGATACATTCGCCAATGGTTTTGTTTCAACTATCATCTTGATAATTGCAGAAGCACAATACAAAGACAGTTTTGTTGTAGACCATGAAATAAATGCCATGGCTATGTTTATTCAAATTATTATGGAAATTGACCAACGGAGGTAACAATGAGTGTGTATGACATTAACGGTGGTGGAGAAATACCACAACAGCAACAACAAGTAAATGTAGACTTAAATCAGGCAACTGATATTGAATGTTCAAAATGTGGTGGTAAGTTTTTCCACGAAGTAACATTCTTCAAAAAGATTTCTGCACTTCTTTCACCAACTGGACAAGAAGGTATTTTACCAATTCCAACTTATGCGTGTTTGGAATGTGGTAACATCAATGATGAATTTTTACCAAGCAAAAGACAACAACTTAATGATTAAGGATTATCATGGCTGCAAAAAGTTTATTTGATCATATTAAAGGTGTCACTATTCGTAAAACGAAATGGGAAGACCTTTCAGAAGAAGATACTAAATCATGGAGCAACTATATGATTGCTCGTTTCTTTTCAATGGAACCTGAATTTGTTGAAGCTATAAATGAGTTTCAAACATATTCAAATGGAATACTATCTTCAAAGGATTACTATAAACTTTTACATGATGTCCTCCCAAAAAAATCGTTCTTTCTCAAATACATAAAAGGTAAAAACAAAATAGATATTGAACCAGAAATGGTATCAGTATTCTGCAACCATTATGAATTGGGAAGGAACGAAGTCTATGGGTATATCAAATATCTGGCAAAAGAAAATCCAGATGAATTGATTGGTATACTAAAACAGTATGGAACATCTGAAGCAGATATTAAAAAATTTGAAAAACAATTAAAGACTGTAAAATGAGGAATACTAAAATGGCAATCACCGAAAGAGATTTGGGTATAAAACAATCAGAAGTTGTCACAGAAATGGAAAAGAAATTTCCTGTTATGACTGCTGAGTTTAAGCGTATTCAACAGGCACAATATGAATTGTTTTGTGCAAAACAGAGTAACTATGGTCCAGACAATATATCAATGGGTAGTTCTCTTGAACGAGAAGAAGACCGCAAACTTTCCCTACAAGGTTTGTTTTTTAGATTGAACGATAAAATAAACCGTTACAAACAAATGATTATGTTTGGATCAAAAGATGCAGTTGGTGAAAGTCTTGATGATACATTCAAAGATATTTCAGTATATGGTATTATCACACAACTTGTTCAGTCTGGCAAGTGGGGTAAATAATGGCCAACAGAAAAGTATCTTTCTCACAATATCAAATGTGGAAAGTCTGTCCTCATAGATGGAAACTGAATTACATAGATAAACACTATACGTATCAACCATCAACCGCTGCTCTTTTTGGAACGGTTATGCATGAGGTATTGCAAGAATATGTAAAAAACATTTATGAGAAATCAATCGTTGAGGCAAATAAACTTGACCTTGATGAAATGTTACACACGGGCATTCGTAGTGAATATAAAAAACTTCTCGAAGAAGCAAAGGGTATTCATTTCTCAAATGATAAAGAGTTGAAAGAATACTATTCCGATGGTGTTCAAATTATTCAATGGTTTAAGGCACATCGTGCAGACTTCTTTCAAAAGAAAGATTATGAATTGGTTGGTATAGAAGTTCCGATAAACATAGTTCCACTTGAAACTCACCCAACAGTAAAGTTGGTTGGGTTTCTTGATTTGGTAATTAAGAATACCAAAACAGGAGACATATACATATATGATTTCAAAACTAGCACGAATGGTTGGAACAAATATGCAAAGACGGATAAAGTAAAAACTTCACAGTTGATACTCTACAAAACATATTATGCAAAACAATATGGTGTTAGTCCGGAACAAATACACATTGAGTATTTAATTCTTCGGCGTAAAATAATGGAAAACGCTGAGTATGAAGCGATGAAACAAAGAGTTCAAAGATTTGAACCATCCAACGGCAAAGTTTCACAGAACAATATCAAGAAAGAAATTGCAGAGTTTATCACAACAAACTTTACGGAAGAAGGTGAGTATCGTTTGGATGTTATACAAACGCCAGATGCAGGACGTGATTATTCAAATTGTAAATACTGTGAGTTTAATAAAAACGAAGAACTCTGTCCGAAAGAACAAAGAAATACTTTACCGTTCTAAAAATAAATCTACTATTTTCTAATGTTTTCTAAAATTAGTACATATTTATATGTATATGTTTAATCATTCGAGAATGTTGTGAACGCAAAATCAAAATACTCCAGTATTCAAATACGTAATCAACTCAAAGAAGAATTGGTAAATTATTGTAGTGATAATGGATATAAGTTGAGTGGGTTGGTAGAAAAACTAATTCTTAATCATTTAACCGGAAGTTTAGGTGTTTCGTGAAAATAGCTCAATTGGCAATCATTGACCTATCAGTTTATAGGGGCATACATACATTCACTAAAAATATATCATCACTTGATAGTGTTGATACTTTTTATTTTAACCCAAGTGAAACAAACAATTTCAAATCTGAATATCAGAACTGTATAGATATTTCCGAAATGGAAATAGCTGAATTGAAAGATAAATTGGAAGGTTATGATATTGTTGTTTTGAACCTCAACAAATTTATCTACGATGTTGATGGTATTCAAAAAAGAAAACCAGAACATAGAGAAAGACTGATTGAATTGGCAAAGATGTATTGTCAGTTGAATACTATAACTGCATTCTTTGACCACGAGATATATCCGTATGAAGGCATGCACTTCAATACCATTTGTGTTCCGGCATTCATAAAGTATAGTGATTACTACTTAACATACACTCCGTTCTTTGTAGATGCCTTGAAAGAATATATTGGAATGAGAGGAACTTCCAACTATACTTTTCAAGTAGGTGGTTATATTGACATGAGTATTTATGACAAGTGGATTGAAAAGTCGTGGTTAGATAAAAAAGAATTACCATACATTTCAGAATGTGCTTACTATGCAAAATTCAAAGGTCATGGGAACTTCAAACCAATAGTAGAAACGATGAATAAGATGGGACTTAGAGACTTGTCTGGTAAGAAATTGGTTCATATTGGAAATACATACTCACCCGAAAATTATTTCAATCATGTAAAGATATTGGCAGAACACGCGAATGTTTCTCGTAAAACTTTTAGTGATACATTTCTTCCGGACTTTGATTTGGATCCAACTGTATTCAAAGTTTTTGATAACCATAAACCCATGATACTTGCAGGAACATACACGATGGAAAGTATGATGGACTTTTTATCTGGTTGTAGATTTAGTATATCAACAACAAATACAAAAGTGCCGTTTTTCGGAATGTTCATTACACCGAGATTTGAATATGCTCAAATAGAAAAAAACTTAATGACTATTCCAATCTATGATAAAACATATATTGATTTGTTTAAGGGAACAGAATTTTCTGAATTAGTTTTATCTTATGACATAAATGATTTGGAAAATTCATTAAAAAGTCTTATATTAGAGATTCAAAGATTAGAACAAGATGAAGAAGAATATAACAGACGAAGATTGAGATTGATACGATTAACAAGAGATATGAATAAACTTGATAACTTTGTTCGTGATATGCAAACAATAGTTTCAAACGGTAAAAGAAATAAAGACGATTATTCGGAAGATTGGTTTAATTCTTCGTTAGAACAAATGGGTTACAAATTCAAACCATACCGTAAAATGCTTATTAACATGAACGGTGTTTCGTCAAACACAACAAAAAAGTTTTTTAACATATAAAGGTTTCACATGGCAAAGAAAAAGATATTACTACTGTCAGATGATTTGAGACTAACATCCGGAATAGCAACTGTATCAAGAGATATGGTAATTGGAACCGCAAAAGAATTTGATTGGATTCAAGTTGGTGCTGCTATAAATCATCCAGAAAAAGGAAAGGTCTTAGATTTATCAGAAGACTTGAAAAAAAATCATGGCATAGAAAATGCATCCGTCAAAATATATTGTAACGATGGGTATGGTGATCCATTTTTAATTCGTAGACTTATTGATATTGAAAAACCAGATGCCATTTTACATTTTACAGATCCAAGATTTTGGGGTTGGTTATATGATATGGAACATGAAATACGGCAAAAAATGCCATTGATGTATCTAAACATTTGGGATGGTGCAGGTTTGATAGGTGATACACCAACTGATCCAATGTGGAATAAAGAGGCATATTCAAGTTGTGATTCGTTAATGGCAATTTCAAAACAAACATATGGTTTGAATCATAGAATACTTACAAGGTTTGGCGAGAACACAGAAAACAATCGTATAACCTATATTCCACATGGAATCAATACTGATGTATTCACTCCAATCACTGAAACTCATATTCATTCAGATGCTTTGAAATTTGAAAATACAAGACTTCGTGGTGACAATAAAAATAAATTTATTGTTATGTGGAATAATAGAAATATACACAGAAAACATCCAGGTGATGTAGTTCTTTCTTACAAACACTTTTGTCAATTAGTTGATAAAAATGGTGGAAACGCTGCTGAAGATTGTCTGTTATTGATGCACACACAAACTATAGATCCAAATGGAACTGATTTATTATCATTGGTCAGTGAACTTTGCAATGATTACAACGTTTTATTCGATGATAAAGTTATACCGTCTGAAAGATTAAACGTTTTGTATAATTGTGCAGATGTTGTTGTTAATATGGCATCAAATGAAGGTTTTGGTTTAGGAACTGCGGAATCATTATCAGCTGGAACACCAATAGTTGTGAATGTTACAGGTGGATTGCAAGACCAATGTGGTTTTATCAATCCAGAAACAAATGAATACTTCACGGCTGATGATTATATTAAAGTTCATACATTACATAGAAAAGATATTTGGGGTGATTTGAAACACGGCGAATGGGTTAAACCGGTTTGGCCGTCAAATATATCGTTACAGGGTTCGGTTCCAACTCCATACATTTTTGATGACCGTGCAGATTTCAGAGAAATCGGTAATGCAATTTATGAATGGTATTGCACATCAAAAGAAGAAAGAACATCTGCTGGATTAAAAGGCCGTGAATTTATTATGAATGAAACGGTTGGTATGTCAAGAGAAAATATGGCAGAAAGAATAATTGAAAGTATCAATAATACATTTGATACATTTACTACAAGAAAAAGATTTGAATTACATTTAGCGTGAGGATAAAATGAGTTACAAACCGGAATTAGTTTTTTGTGGACCCGTTACTACTGTTAGTGGATATGGTGCTCATGCTAGAGATTTAGTTTTATCACTTATCAAAATGGATAAATTCAAAATATCTATTGTTCCTATAAATTGGGGACATACACCGATGAATGCTTTGAATCCAGATAATGTTGAACATAAACAAATTTTAGATTTGATAAGAACAGGACCATTACAGTCGCAACCTGATGTATGGATGCAATGCACTATACCAAATGAATTTAATCCAGTCGGTAAGTTCAACATAGGAATAACAGCTGGTATAGAAACCGATGTTTGTTCTGGCGAATTTATAGAGGGATGTAATAAAATGAACATGGTTATAGTTCCATCTAAACATGCAAAGTGGGTATTGGAAAACACACAATACGATAAACGTGACAAAAATACAAATCAATTAGTTGGAAAAGTTTCCTTGAAAACTCCAGTAGAAGTTCTTCACGAGGGAGTTAGAACTGAGATTTACAATCAAGGTGTAAAGAATAGTGAAGAACTTTATTCAGAACTTGATAAGATAGTAGAAAATTTTGCATTCTTATTCGTAGGTCATTGGATGAAGGGCGATTTTGGTCAAGATAGGAAAGATGTTTCAGGATTAGTTCATACTTTCATTGAAACATTTGGCGATACACCTAATCCACCAGCTCTGGTCTTAAAAACATCATCGGGAACATTTTCAGTAACAGATAGAAGTAGATTAGTTGAAAAAGTTAATTTGATTCGCCAAATGAGTAAGAAGAAGTATTTACCAAATGTTTACATACTTCATGGTGATTTGACTGATTATGAAATGAACGGTTTATACAATCATCCAAAAATAAAGGCATTCGTTTCTTTTACAAAGGGTGAAGGGTATGGAAGACCTATTGCAGAATTTATGACAACCGGTAAACCAGTTCTTGTTCCTGGATGGAGTGGTCAAGCCGATTTTGTTGATGAAAAATTCAATACATACTTAAAGGGTGAATTAAAAGAAGTTGATAAGAGTTCTATTTGGGAGGGCGTAATAAACGCAGGTTCAAAATGGTTTAATGTTGATTATCAATTTGCATCAAAGATAATGCAAAAGATATATTCAAATTATGGAACAAGTCTTCTTTCTTCAAAGAAGAATATAAATCAAATGAATACAAAATGGTCATTTGATTCAATGACTACTAAATTTGAATCTATGTTAGAAACATATTTGCCCAAATTTGCTGAGAAAGTTAAAATCAATCTTCCTCAATTAAAAGAACTTCCAAAATTAACCAAACTTAAAAAAGAGGAACTGAAATGATTTCATATACAATAACTGCCTGTAATGAAGAAAAAGAACTTTTGAATTTGTTGGAATCTCTAACACCACATATCACCGATGATGATCAATTGGTTATACAACTGGATATTGAAAGAGTTACCCAAGAAGTGAGAGAAGTTGTTTATCAGTATTTGGATAAAGTAAAAAATATGGTAGTGGTAGAATTTCCATTGTCAAATGATTTTGCTTCATTTAAGAACAATCTAAAAACTCATTGCACAAAAGATTGGATATTCAACATTGATGCCGATGAAGTTCCATCTTCCTTTTTATTATCAAATATAAAATCCATATTGAAAACAAATGAAGAAGTAGATATGTTTTTGGTTCCAAGATGGAATACAGTATTCGGTATAACTGGAGATCATATTGAAAAATGGGGTTGGAAATTTGATGAACAAGACAGAGTTAATTGGCCTGATTATCAAACCAGAATATACAAAAACAAAGAATCAATAGTTTGGGTTAATAAAGTCCATGAGAGAATACAGGGTTTTGATACATATACAAATTTGCCAGAAGATGAGGCATATTGTTTGTATCACATGAAATCTATAAACAAACAAGAAAGTCAAAACTTATTTTATCAAAACATGGAAAGATAACAAATGGAGAATTTGTTGATTGGTGCCATAAGTGGCAATTATGAAATAAAAGATATTAGTCGTTGGATAGAATCATCCAATGGGTTTGATTGTGACAGAATACTATTGTTGTATAACAATACAAATCAATCTTTGTCTGATTACATTATGAATAATAATGTTGATGTTATAGTTCCAGAATTTGATTTTCATGCAACTCAGATTAAACAATTTGAAACAAACACTGCAAATAACAATTTAGAGACATCGTATAATTTAATACATAACATTAGATTTTTACATATATGGAAATTGTTAAATGATGTAAAATATGAAAAAGTTTTAGTGACTGATGTTCGTGATGTTTATTTTAACAATGAACCATTTGATAAAATTCCAAATGATATGATAGTTGCATCTAGCGAAGAAATTGAATATGAAAAAGAAAATTGGAATAATAGACATATGTTTTTGAATCTTGGGATAATTGGAACTGAATTATTATCCAACAAGAAAATTTACAATGTTGGTGTATTCGGTGGTGGTGGTGAATATGTTAAGAACATTTCGAGAGACATATATCTTATGTCTGTTGGTAAACAGTTGGTTGCTGATCAAACATCATTTAATTACTTAATACAAACATCCTATAAAAACAATGTTTTGTTTACTGATTTGAAAGATAAGTTTGCTGTTCATTTAGATGTTGTTTCAAAAGGTTTAGTTGAGTTTGATTTATCAACTATGAAAGATTATTCTATTATCCATCAATATGATAGACTATGAAGTATTCAATAATAATATCTTACCGAA